CGTGCCGACGCCGAGCCGCGAGTCGATCAGTCCGGGCGGGATTGCCATTAGAAACCTCCATTCGGGTTCGGGTCGACGGTGGTGACGGTGACGGTCGCGGTCAGCTCGACGGCGGCCAGCGGCTCCGCGTTCACCCCGCCCGCCCAGGTGCTCGGGCGGTACTGGTCGATCGCGAGCACGAACGCAACCTCGTCCGCGAGCGCGTAGACGCGATCAACCGGGCCCTCGTCGTTCAACGGGTCGCCGGACACGACGAGGACGGGGATGGTGAACGTGTGCGACGCGAGGCCGCGCCGGGTGAGGGTGGGGAGGCCGACGAGCACGCCGACGGGTTGCGGGTAGAACGCGCCCGGATCCCTGGTCGCGGTGACGCCGGCCGCGGCGAGCAGGTCGAGCAGCGCCTCCAGGGCGCGGGTGGCGGCCGAGGTGGCGGCGACCGTGCTCATAGCGCGACCGGGCGCCGCCAGCCGACGAGGCGCATCACCTCGGCGCGGCGGGCGCCGAGGCTGTCGATCATCTGCGTGTCGTCGCCGTACCCGGTGAACCCGGAGGGGGCGTTGCGGGTCTGGTACATGAGGCCGGCCCAGATGATCGCCCCCGCGCGGACGTCCTCGCCGGGTGTGAACGCGGCCGGGTCTCCGAGCCAGAGGTCGGAGCGGCGCCGTTCCACCGCCGCTTTGACGGCGGCGGTGGACAGGACGAGGTTGTCGTCGGTCGCGTCGACCAGGTCGAGGTAGGCGGCGACGTCCTCCGGGGTCAGCCAGGCGCTCGTGCTCACGTCACCGGCACGATCGCGGCGAACTTCAGCAGCTCGCTCGGGTAGTCGGTGTCGAACAGGCCCTCACCGACGACGGCCAGTTCGACGTTGAGGGCGCCGATCGCGTTCGCGGTGAGGCGGACGGGCTCGGTGATGCGGGCATCGACGGCGCGCTTGGTCGCGAGGATCGTCTCCCCGGCCGCGAGCGTGCCGCTGATCGCGACGGGGATGCCGGCGAGCGACAGCGACAGGTCACCGGAGGCGGCGGCGCCGCCCTGGATCACCGACACCGACTGCACCGACGAGTCCGCGAACGCGCCCCAGACGTCGGGGGCCATGATGATCACCTCGGCCGAGCGCTTGTTCCCGGTCGCGGTGTAAAACTCCGCGAGCGCGGCGCCGACCGTCGTCGCGACACCGGGGGCGGCGGCGGATAGTTCGCCGTAGATCTTCGCCTCGACGTCGTAGTAGAAGTCCTGTACGGCCTCCGAGTAGATCTCGTCGATGATCGACGGGTCGGAGCGCTGCACCACGACCCAGGGGATCGCGCCGGCCCAGTCCCAGCGCTGCACGGTCGCGGTCTGCGACCCGACGATCACCTTGTTGGAGGTCGCGTCGGCGTCGACGTTGGCGGCCCAGGCGCCGTCCGGCGGCGTCGTCCACACCGGCTTGTTCACGTTCAGGCCGACGCCGGGGAGCGCCCGGCCGCGGAACGCGGTGTAGAGCGGCCGCGCCACCTCTTTGCCGCCGATCACGGTGCGCTCGTAGGTGGGCGGCAGGAGGCCGGTGACGTCGGTCGAAATGCTTTCGGCGAGCACGGCTTCGAGGTAGCGGCGCGCCTCGCTTTCGCCGTGCTGGGTGCGGATCATCAGCGAGACCAGCTCGCCGGCACCCATCTCCACGTGCGGTTTGTCGGCGCGGGCGTAGATCACGGGCGCCGCGGATGCCTCCTGCATGGTGGTGCCTCCCTCGGGTTCGGCCGGCGGCGCCGGCAAGTCTGGATCCGGAAGCGGTTCCTGCTCCGGCCCCGGCCCCGGCTCCGGGTCGGGCTCCGGGTCGGGCTCCTGGTATTCGGCGGCGACGCGGGTGACGGCGGCGCCGGCGTAGGCGCCGATCGGCAGCAGCGACACCTCCATGATCCGGGCCGCTTTCACCTCGGACACCTCGCCGTCGGTCAGTTCGTCCAGTTCGGCGCCGATCGAGAACGCGCCGCGCGAGCCCGAGGCGGCGGTCGCGAGCGCGTCATCCCCGAGCGGGGTGGGGTCGATCCGGAAGCGGGCGAAGGCGCCGTCGTCGGTCTGCTCGAAGTCCGCCAGCACGCCGACGGGTTTCGAGCGGTCGTGATCCAAGAGGAGCGGGGTGCGGCGGCGGCCGAGCGAGGCGGCGCCGGCCGCGAACCGGAACCGCTTGCCCTGCACGGTGCCGACTTCGCCGTATGGGATCACGACGCCTTCGATCGTGCGCTCTTCCGTGTCGGCGGCGAGTACGTCCAGCTCGAAGCGATGCATCTCTAGACCCTCCCAGGGGTGAGGTCGGCCGCCGGGGGCGACGACGGGATACCGAGCATGCCGCGGCCCTCGGTGACGGTGATCAGGCCGGCGGCCAGGAGCGCGATCACGTAATCGGCCGCGGCCTGCGGATCGGAGCGCAGGAATGTCTGCACGTCGAACGCGACCGACTGGCCGCGCGGCAGGCTGTCCGCGAGGGTGGATTCGATCGCGCGCAGATAGGGGGCGACCGCGGTCGCGACCAGAATCGCGAGCTGCTGCGACAGGTTCGAGTACAGCAGCGCGGACGCGTTCCCGGACGGGCTGGCGGCGATCATCGCAACCGGCACGTTGAACAGGCGCGCGATGCTGGTCGCGCTGTCTGCGATGCGGGCCGTCAGTTCGTCCTCCGCGGCGGTCGCGTTCTCGCGGCTATAGCTCATGCCCTGCAGGAACGCGATCTGATTCTCGCGGCGGGCGGCCTGGAACGCCGCGATCACCTCGGCCGCCTCATCCTCCGACAGCTCGGCCCCCTCGTTCGTGAGCGTGCCGGCCGGCAGGTCGATCGACGCCAGCCGCCGCGCCTTGTCGCGCAGCTCCAGCGCCTCCACGAGCGTCGTGCCGCCCACATCGAGGATCGCCGGCAACGGGGAGTCGAACCGGATCACATCGGCCGGGGCAACCAGGCCCTGGTAGCCCGCGATCTTGTACCCGACCAGATACGAGTAGGAGCCGCCGTTCGAGGTCGACTCCGGGGTGACGTCGTTCACCGGTGTCCAGCGCGCACGGGTCGGATACCCCTCGCTGTCCCGTTCCAGGATCAGCCAGTAGGCGCGGCCGTAATAGATCAGATCATCGACGGTGCCGCCGATCGTGGACACCCAGGTCGTGGACGGATCCGGCCGCGTCAGCAGATAGCCGGGGTCGAGCCGCTCGCCGGCGCGGTAACGGTAGATCCCGAGCTGAATAACCGTGCCGATCAGCAGCTTGTGACACGCCGTCACCGCCGGAATGCTCAGCGCGGTTTCGCGCGAGATTCCTTCCGCGACCCAGGCCAGCTCCGCGACTTCGAGCGCGGTGCCGGCGCGGACGACGGGGAGGCGGACGCCGGGGCGCCGCGTCCGAATGTCAGAGGCGGCCGGTACGTCCGCTGCCGCGGCGGAGAACCTCAGCCAGTCGAGCACGGCGCCCACCACCCAGGATGATTCACCGACCGGCCGGGGCGGTACAAGAACCGAACGAACCTACTTCGAAGGAGGTGGCCGAGAAATGGCCGAGAAAAAGCGGGAGCCGACGGTGACCGAGGCGCCGCAGACGGAGCGCTACCAGGAGCCGCGCGAGGCGGCCGACCCGGAGCACAAGGACGCCGGCCAGCAGTACGCCGAAGAGCAGGCCCGCCGCAACGCCGAGAAGCAGGACGGCTAGCCACCCGTTACACTCGTGGGCGAGTCAGCCGGGGCACAATCCGTCAGACTCCGTGAGGGCGCCTTCGGGCGCCCTCACGCTTAGCCGGCGATCACGAGCGCGCGCGGCCGCCGCTCGGGCCGCAGTTCCGCACCGACGGCCCAGACGGCCGCGCGCGCGAGATAGATCGGCCCCGGCGACCGCCGCGCGCTGAGGGTGGTGCCGACGTCGGGGACGGTGACGGGGGTCGCCGTGAGCATCTGCCGGGTCAGCTCCTGGTCGCCGTCGTGGTGGAGGCGGCCGTCCACGATCGCGCCGAGGGTGGGGCCGTAGCCGGCGCGCTGCTCGGCGCTTCCGACCTTCACCGGCCGGAACCCGGGCAGCCGCGCGACGTGTTTCTCGAACGACGCCGGATAGAGCAGGTCGGCGCCGCGGCGCTCGCGCGCCAGCTCCTCCAGCGCCGCCCACAGTGCGCGCCGGGACGGGAACCCGCGGCCGGCGACGAGGACACGGTCGCCGTCCAGGACGGCGAGCACGTAACCGCAGGGGCCGGGAACGCCGTCCTGGTCGTTGACAGCGACCGTCCCGGCCGGCGACCGGGGCAGCCGAAGCGCGGTGTCGGTGGCGTCGGCCCACTGGGACGGACTGATCCAGGAGCGGGCGGCGAGCACCCATTGATTGAGGTACTGGCGCCGCCAGTCCGCCTCGCTCGACGTGGCGTGGGCGTGCTCCAGCGCTTCGAGCCTCGCGGGTGTCCAGTGCGGCGACGCCAGCCGCCACGCCTCCCGGTCGTCCACATAGGCCTCCGGCGGGGCCGACCATTCCAGGAGCAGGATCCGGGCCGCGTCCGGATCCCCGAGTTGCGCGATCGCCGTATCCCTGTCCTCCTGCAGCAGCTTCGAGCCGCCGTCCCCGGCCGTCGAGACGAGCACGAGCTGCGGCGAGCGCCGCTCCAGCATCGTCGGGGCGATCGACCCGTCCACGACCTCGCGCGAGACACGCCAGGCCTCGTCCACGAACGCGAGCGACACCGATGAGCCGACGCCGCCGTCCAACGTGCTCGCGGCGAGGCGCCAGCAGGAATCGTCGCCCAGCTCGATCGCCTCCTGGCCGTTCGACCGCCGCACCTTCGCCCCGACCGCCTGCTCCAACTGGCGCGCGGCCGGTTTCCAGATCCGCTGCGCCGTCTCGCGCAGGTTCGCCACATGGAGGATTTCCTGCGGCTCCCCGAACACGTCCGCCGCCCCCACCCGCCAGCCGCACAACCCCCTGGAGAGCACCGACTTGCCGGACTGGCGCGAGACGGTGATGATGACGCGCCGCCAGCGCAGCGATCCGTCGGCGCGGTGCTCCAGGATCCGCTCCAGCGCGTAGCGCTGCCACGGCCGCAACTCGTCGCGCAGGTACTCCGCGATCCAGCCGGCCGCCTCCGCCCCATAGGAGCCGGTGACGTC